TATAAAAAGAGATAACTATAATGAATGGGCATGTTTAAGACCAATGACACCTGATATGATACCTATCGTAAGAAAAATTAAAGGTGTATGGGTTAATACTGGAGCTGGTCATTTAGGTTGGACTATGGGTATGGCTTTAGCCGAAAGGATATCAAAGGAAATATAATGGAAATAGAAATGTTAAATCAATTTGTAAATCAATTAGCAATGTGTGAGTTATTATCAGCACACAGCTTACTACAACCATCAATGGCATTTGATTGTATGCAGGTTGAAAACTTTATAAAAGAATCATATTTTGATAACAACTATCAAGCTTTCATAGCTTGGTGGGATTCAAATGTAGTGCCAATTACAGAAGAATTTAATACGTTGTATCAGGAAACTCGAAATGAAAGTATGTAATTTAAATAGCTTTTACTTCATCAATAAAGTTAAAAATCATGATGAAGTAAGAGAGAAGCTTTTGTATCTTATAAAAAATAATGAAGCAGATTCTACTACTTACAATGATGCATTTATCACTAGAACAGATTATCACTTAGATGAAAATCATGAAAGAACGTACTTACCTTTATTCTTTGAAACAATAGAATCTATTATGCAAGAACAATCTAAGTTTATGTTTACTAAAGAAATGACAATACATCATGCATGGTTTCAACAATATTGGCAGTTTGATAAACATGACTGGCATACACATGGTCAAGCACAATTTGCTAACATTTATTACTTAGAACTACCTGATAAAAACAATAAGACAGAATTCTTTAATGTCTTAGATCAAAAAATAATTAAAGAAATTGACGTAGAAGAAGGTGATTTGATTACCTTTCCTGCCTATATAATACATAGGTCCAATACAAATTCCGCAAAACAAAAAACAGTAATATCATTTAACAGTAGCTTTGAACTTACTGATGCGCAGAAAGTAGATAATTTATTATGAACCCCTTTGAATATGTAAATGCAATTAACTATACTAAGAAAGATATAATGGTTGATGATGTAACGGAGAAAGGATATGCTCCGTACATGATTAATAGACAACTATCATACTTTCCAGATACGGTTCTTGCAGCAAATGAAATGAATCGCAACCACCACCTTGACAATCGTTTACAATTTGATTTTTTTATAAATATAGTTAGAAAACGTAAAAGGTTTTCTAAATGGCATAAGCCAGAAACTGTAAGTGATTTGGAAGCAGTAAAAAAATATTATGGCTATAGTAATGAAAAAGCCCGCCAAGTATTATCTCTCCTAACCACTGATCAGATTAATGAATTGAAAAATAAGGTAATGACCGGTGGAAGAAAGTAATATAGTAGAATGGGCTCCAGCTAATATGTTGGAAGTCACATTAAATGAGCCAGATGATTTTTTAAAGATAAGAGAAACATTAACACGAATTGGTGTAGCATCTCGTAAAGACAACAAACTCTATCAATCATGTCATATACTTCACAAACAAGGCAGATATTTTATCGTGCACTTTAAAGAGCTCTTTTTGCTCGACGGTAAGAAATCTAACTTAGAAGAAAATGATGTAGCCAGAAGAAATACTATCGCAACACTTATGAGTGATTGGGGTTTACTACAGATTGATACAGCCACAAAGCTAGAGCCAATTGCACCATTAAGACAAATTAAGATTATATCTTTTAAAGATAAAGACGAATGGAACCTATGTCCAAAGTACAACATAGGAAATGGTTCAAAGTAAAAAAAGTTTGTACAGGCTATGTACATTTAAAAAAAAAGTATTATATATATTATAGAGTCGCCGATAACCGGGACTTGTTAAACCTTGCTAGTCAATAGGAGGCAATTATGACTAAGAACTTTATTTACCCAAGAAACGCTTTCTTGGGATTCGATCACATTTTCGACCAGCTAGAAAATATTCATAGCCATGCGAAAGATACTTATCCACCATATAATGTAGTCAAACACGACAATATGAAATATGAAATTGAGATGGCCGTAGCCGGCTTTAAAAAAGATCATATTGATATTGAAGTAAAAGACCACGTTATGAATATTACTGGTGATAGACCTAAGCGTAGAGAACAAGACGCGTACGTCCATAAAGGTATTAGTGCTCGAAAGTTTTCAAGATCATTTAGACTGTCCGAATATACGGAAGTAGACGGTGCAGACATTCAGGATGGAATATTATCTGTTCAACTAAAGGTAGTCCTACCAGAAGAGAAGCGACCTCGTAAAATTACAATTAATTAACGAGGAAAATTAAATGACAACTTTAACTACAACTTACAATATCACGTGTCAAGTATGTGAATACATTGCTGATGCATTTAAAAAGACATTAAGAGCTATCATAGTAGGTAGACAAATGGCTGCAAATGCTGAAGTGGCAAGACAACTTCAACAGCTTGGATTTTATGGCAGAGACCAAGATTTAAAGCATATCATTATGCAATTAAATAAGAAAACTGCTAAAGAATACGAAAGATACTAGTATTGTAAAAAATCAAATGAAAAATTAGGCGGGTTCTTCCCGCCTTTTTTATTATAAATAGTATTTTATAAGGAGATATAGAATGAACATAGATGTATTAAGAAAAGAACTTGAATTGGATGAAGGAGTTAAATATGAAATTTACAACGATCACTTGGGTTATGCCACTTTTGGGATTGGGCATTTGGTTATTGATTCTGATCCAGAGTACGGACAGGAAATTGGAACAGCTGTCTCAGAAGATAGAGTTATTGAAGCCTTCAATTCAGACGTCCAAATCGTGCTCGCAGATTGTGAGCAATTATATTACGGATTTAATGTCTTGCCAGAAGAAGTCCAACTGATCATTGCTAACATGATGTTTAATATGGGAAGACCTAGACTTTCAAAGTTTAAAGGTATGAAAGCTGGTGTTGACGCACAAGATTGGAATAAAGCTGCAGATGAAATGATTGATTCTGCATGGTATAGACAGGTTCCTAATAGAGCAGGTAGACTCGTAAAAAGGATGAGAGCTTTAGCATGAGTGACGATATAGATTTTGATTTTGGATTTACTGCAGTAACTGAAGATGAGTTAGATGTAGTTAAAGATGTAACTAAAAAAGCTGAAAGTCTTGGTGCTAATGCACTAAATACTCAAGATAGACTTGACAAACTTTATAACGCTATAACTCCACTACTCAATAATCTTAAAAAGAATCCAGAGAAAGAATATATTCTCTGGCCTAATAGACTAGAAAAAGTAGAACAATTTGAAGATTTAATACAAAAGATATATAAAAAGTAAAAAAGTCCTTTACTTTTATTAAAAACTATGGTATAATATAACTACAATGAAAAATTTTATAACGTATTTAGAAGAAGCACAAGGAAAAGGATTAACAATCTTTGACATAGATGAGACTATGTTTATAACTAGAGCAAAGGTGCATGTGGTAAAAAATGGTAAAGTCATCAAAAAACTGGATAATCAAGAATTTAATACGTATAAGAAAAAACCTGGCGAAGATTACGACTTCGGCGAATTCAAAAACGCCGAGGTATTTAACAGGACGTCCACGCCAATCGCAAGAATGATTAACAAAGTTAAAGTTATATTGAAGAATGCTACAAAAGCAGGATCAAAGGTTATCATCGTAACCGCAAGACCTAACTTTGATAACAAGAAAATATTTCTAGATACATTTAGAAAACAAGGGATCGACATAGATAAGATCTATGTTGAACGTGCTGGTAACTTAGGTAGTGGACCAGCTGCAGACAATAAAAGAGTAATATTTAAAAAATACTTAAATCAAAAGATATATAAAAGAATAAGACTTTTTGATGATGCAAGATCTAACCTCAAGGTTTTTTTATCATTACAAAAAGACTACCCAGATGTTTCATTCGAAGCATTCTTGGCAAAACCAAACGGCTCTGTTTCAAGAGTAAGATAAGGAGAAAAAATGAAATCGATACTGCGCACACTGGCAGTGGCAACACTGTCTTTGTTTCTTTGCATGCCAGCATTTGCTGACAAGCTTAAAGTAGGTTTTATCTATGTTGGCCCAACAGGCGATCATGGTTGGACCTATAGACACGATATTGGAAGACAAGATGTTGAAAAACATTTTGGTGATAAAGTTGAAACAACTTTTATCGAAAGCGTGAAATACGGACCTGATGCTGAAAGAGCAATCAGAGCTATGGCAAAAGGCGGAGCGGATATTATATTTGCAACATCTTTTGGTTATATGGAACCTATGCTTAAAGTAGCAAAAGAATTTCCAAATGTAAAATTTGAACATGCTACAGGTTATAAGCAATCTAAAAATATGTCAAGCTATGGATTAAGATTATATCAAGCAAGACACGTACAAGGTGTTATTGCAGGTATGATGACTAAGACTAATAAGATCTGTTATGTTGGTGCATTCCCAATTCCAGAAGTTATTCGTGAAATTAACACGTATTACTTAGGTGCTAAGTCGGTTAATCCAGATGTTGATATTGATATCGTATGGGTTAATACATGGTACGATCCAGGTAAAGAAGCTCAAGCTGCAAAGGTTATGATTGCAGAAGGTTGTGACATGGTTGCACAACATACTGATTCACCTGCACCATTACAGACTGCAGAAAAAGCAGGCGTACTTGGTTTTGGTCAAGCAAGTAATCAATACAAATTTGCTCCTAAGGCTCAGTTAACTGCTACTATTGATAATTGGTCTCCATACTATATTCAAAAAGTACAAGACGTAATGGACGGTACTTGGAAGAGTGGTGATTATTTTGGCCATATGAAAGATGATGTTGTACAAATGGCACCATTTACTAATATGCCAGATACTGTAAAAGTATTTGCACAAAAGATTAAAGATGGTATTACTAATGGTAAGTACTTTGCTTTCACAGGACCTATCAAAGATAACACAGGAAAATTACAGTTGAAAGACGGTGAGATTGCTGATGATGCACATTTAAATAGTATGATGTATTACGTTGAAGGTATTGACGCTAAAGTACCGGGTAAATAAATGATACCAGTAATTGATTTTAAAGGACCTAATGTTCTTGACAAAATCGAAGAAGCCTACACAACTGTAGGCTTCGCTGTTTTTACCAATTGTTTAACAGAGTATGAAAAAACTTCAATGTTAGTTTGGTCAAACAAAATGAAACAATTTTTTAATTTACCTTTAGAAAAAAAGATGCAGTATGGCTACGAAGGTGTAGATACCAATATAGGTTACACCATGTGGTTGAAAGAAAATGTAGATCCTAGCGCACCAAAGGATATGAAAGAAAGTTTTAACTACAACGATAAAAGAACTACAAATTGGCCAACTGAAATAACAGATTTTAAAACCACAGCACTTGAAAGCACCACCATTGCTGATAGGTTAACACTTAATATATTATCAAAGTTTGATGACATATTCAAAAGCGGCACAACATTAGTTGATGCACACATAACAAATTATAGTACAACGAGATTTATACATTATCCTGCATACACAGGAAAAATTGAAGATAAACAAATGAGAATTGGAGAGCACAGTGATTATGGAACTATTACTTTACTTTGGCAAGTTAATAACGTACCGGGACTCGAAGTCCAAGACCTTGAAAACAAATGGCACTCAGTCCCGTATGAAGATGATGGAGTAGTTGTCAACATCGGCGATTTATTACAAAGATGGACTAATGATTATTTTGTAAGTACAAAACACCGTGTAGTAAACTCACATATACATATGAAGAGATACAGTATGCCTCACTTCGTTGATCCGGCTGAAGGCACTATAATAAAAAATTTAACAAACACTCCAGATAAGTATGAACCTATTGAAAGTAAAGAATACTTGACTTGGAGATTAGCACAGAGTTATTAATGGAAATAAAAGATTATATAAAAGGTTATGAAGACTTTCCTAAAAAAGGCATAAAATTCTATGACACTACAGGTTTATGCGCAGAACCTGCAGGATTTCAATTAACTAATAATTTCATTACAGAAAATTTATTAAAATACACTAGTGAAAGTTATACCGATAAAGTTATAGGAATAGATGCAAGAGGTTTTCTATTTGCAAGTCCTTTTGCTCACAACTCGTCTATACCTCTAGTGTTAGCGAGAAAAGAAGGTAAACTGCCT